GAGCAGGCGTACCTGCAGTTGACCTTTGACCGTCTTCGCATCGATCACACGGTAGCCATCGTCCAGCGAGACACGCCGGGTGCCGCGCATGGCTTGCAGGCTGATAGCTTGCTTGATTTGGCGCACATTCTTTGATTGCATAATGGCTCCTGTGTTATATAATCCGAAACCCCACTTTGCCTGGATACGCAGAGAGCTTGTATCCATGGTGCTCCAGATACTCTACTAGCGAGAGCCATTGACGAATGCATCGTTGCATCCCCGCTGCGTCTCTGCGCGCATACGCCGCTGAAGCATTCTCAATGAACCATAGGTCAAGCGCTCTTTCCCAGAGCGGCAAGTTGAACAGTCTTTCAGATTTCATCTCATCCCCCTTGCAAGGGTGCCAGTCTCGACACCCTCACACTGCTTTCCAAGCGGTTTTACGCTGCTTCAACTGGCTCTTTTTGTGTAAGGGCCTGGAGCCTCTTCTGGCTCAGAGCGTACTGCTTGCGATACGCTTGTTTGGCCCGCTTCTCACGCTTCTGAACAGCTTTCCAGTACTCCGGCGTGCCCTCTTGTGCGGCGATAGGCTGAGCCATGACGCGCTCGTAAGCCTCCTGGCACTTCTTGACTTCTTCACAGGTGGCCGTCTGTGTCTCAGCAGGCAGGCTGAGAAATGGCTCTTGTTGCATCGCAGCTTCCGTCTTAGCCTGTGTGCGACGTGCTTGCTCCAGGCTGTTGGCGCGTTCCATATGGCGGCAGGGGACGCCTGGGTGAAAGCGGCGCGCCTGACACTTTGTGCCATCCTCGTGATAGCAGTTGATGGCCCGTCCGTTATTCATTTGGACCACATAGTAGTGGTCTGCTTCACTGGAAAGGATTCGATACTCAACACGGTTGTCCTGTTGCTTGAGCGTGTAGCGAAAGTAACTCGGCTTCAATGTTGCATTCATGATGTATACTTCCTTTCGTGGGCGGTTGGTTCTTCTTCAACAACCACCAACCGCCTTGTCGATCGACCAGCAGGGGCACTTCGTCTCTGCTGTTTTTTGTTTCCTTCGATCTAATAGGATTATAACACTTTATTGGATACTTGTCAACACTTTAGCATCGAGTTTTGGAATAGGTATTGACATCTGTCCAATTTGATGCTATATTCTTATCAGAACACAGGCAACTTACATTTGTAACGCGTCTGAAAGGAAGGTTTTAGATAATGGAGGAAAAAGCATATCTCACATATGAAGAAGCAATGGAGTATCTAGAGTGTAAGCGTAGCACTCTTTACAGCCTCATTACAGACTTGAATATTCCCACGCATAAATTCAGGCGAGATAAACGACGATATCTCGCCATCGCAGATGTGAAGTATATGAGAGAAGTGCGAGAAAAACCGTGGATTGCTGACGGTTCCGAGCCAGAAGTGGCGTAGCCCCAGATCACGGTCCTAGTTTCTCAGGCCAGGGAACCGTGATCTGTACAAGTGCTACTGGTCAAGATTCTACCATTACATAGCCTGCCTCGCAAGTTGTAGGTAGGTAGCATGTTGTCTTGTTGGCCTGAGAACCATGCGTCCATATTACAGCATAGAAGGAAACGTACGATGTTCGATGTAGACGGTGTTTTCAACGGCTTTATCCTGCCTGAACAGGGCAACTATGCTATCGCGATGCCAGCCAACTGGCCTGAAGTGACTAAGGCTATCGACAACTTAGCCGAGCTAAAGGTTGTCCAACTCGTGCTCTGGACAACCTGGGGCAATGGACAGGCTGATACCCTGATGCCGCTCACTCTTGACGATTTTGCTGAGTGCACAGGACTCAGCAAACAATCGGTTGCCGCAGGCATTGAGAGGGCCATTGAACACGGCTACATCGAACGCCAAATTGAATATTACTCAGAAGACGGAAGAGTTCGCAGCATGCGCGCCTATGGGATCAAACTCTATCAGCCGGAAATCAACAATTTTGTTGAGGATCAAGAATCTTTACTTTCGGCTGAACTGGCTTTAGAAGCTGACTCGTCCGAAAATCAAGATGTTTGTTTTTCTTCTTCGAGAGAATTCGAAAGATACACACAAAATAATAACACTGAAGATACCCTTCGAATTCAAGAGGACACCAACAATTTTGATGCTGGCAAAGAACCTTGCCCGTTGCTCAGCAGAGCCGACAATGCGACCCTCTGTCATCGCGTTGAATGGTTCTCAGATAACCTTGGTGACCGTGAGCACACTGCTAGCAACATCGGACAGACCAGGCGCATCCTGGCCAGTTACCAGGCGCGTGGCGGCAATTTTGAAGGCTTTCTGTTACTCATGGGCGAAGCGCGGGACCTGGCACGCAGGAAAACAAAAATACGCAGAGCTAACCGTATGCCCTACTTCTTCGCCTGTCTGCGCACCGCTTGCGGCTCAGTAGAGCTAGCAGCCTGAGTTATCCACAAGTTTTGCACATTTGTTCATAATTTTAGAAAAGGGGGACGAGCGTAACACCCTTGCAGGGGTCCGTTACCGCGCCATGCAAGCGTTACCCTGACGGGCAAAGTATGGTAACGGCGCTCAGCCCAGGTGTAGAGCCGATTGAGCAGGCTAGCGTTACCGCGTTACCACCGTTACCCCACTGTGCAACATAAATAAAAATTGGGGCCTGTGCAAAAGGCCCCGCTAGTCGCGCAGCTTAGATCACAGCTTGTTGGAGACAGTTGGCCAGGCGACTGCTGCTATTGTAGCATACGCCAAAGGCCACAAATTGAAAGGAGCATAACCGATGGTTTTTAAAAGCGATGCGCGCCGGGCTGAAGTCCACAGGCGCACGGGGTACCGGCATGATGGTTGAGCGACTTACCAGCCGGGACCGGGATGTGTTGTGCCTGGTCGCGCAAGGGCTGACCAATTTTCAGATTGCTAGATCGCTTTGTATAGAGGAGCAGACGGTTGCTAATCGTATCCGTCGCCTTATGCACATGACTGGCCTCAGCTCACGTGTGCTGCTCGCCATCTACGCGATCAAGGCCAGGATTATCACGCTCGATGAAATTGAGCTGTAGAAAGGACCGTTCGACTATGAAACTTGCACCTGTCTACGATATGCAGAGCGCTCAGCCTGTTCTGCATACTACCGACCTGGGCAACCATCAGACCAGCGAATTGGCAGATGGCACCATGACCATCTGCACGAACACCATCGACATGGAGGAGTGCGATTTTGAAGCTCTCGCGTCCGTTCGGCTGGACGAGCTGGAGCAATACCGGCTCTATACCTTATTGCACACCAAATTTACACGGAAAGGAAAGTAACTATGAGCAAAAAGAACCATCAACCAGAAGATAATATGCCAGAGCTGCCACCGCTTGATGAAACTATTCGCCAGCATGCGATGCAAGTAGCTGACGAATATCTTCGTCAGATGGAAGCTCTGGGCATCGAACTGACGCCAGACATGCTTGATCTGCTGGCCTGGCGACGCACCCAGGAGGGAATGGACCAGCTATTTGGCTCAGACGACAAGCAGAAAGGTGGCAAGTAGATGAGTGAACAGCCCAAAACTATTGATGAAATTGAATTGCTCATCCGCAGCAATTCAGAAGAATTAACCGAGGAAGATTTAGAGCGTTATTTAGTGTTCTCTGAGATCCAAGAGAAGCTGGATCTTGAAAATATGCTCGCAGTGCTTTGTCTGGACGGGGTAAAGTCTTAATCCTGGTCCTACGCAGGACCGGATGGTATACTGAGAGCATCCTTTTGTGCATGAGGAGATTGATTCGGGGACAACCTGTATCATCTCCTCTCACTTTTTGTCCACCCACCTTTCACCCTTCGACGGGTAATGCTACACTATCCCTCAAAACAAGAGGTGCAACATGCCCGTTGACCGATTCGGGAAGCTGATTGTTCAGGTGTACCGGCGCAAACGCCTGGGCCTGAAAGATTATCTGCTCACGTTTGGCGTTCTTGGGGGACTGGCGCTGGTCCTGACTCTTTGCTCCTGGTCCAGCCGCTCGGCACTGCCAGATACATCCTCCTGGCCCACCACTTTTCGCGCAGATGGAACTGGCCGCATCCACACACGGTCCACAACGGTTTCAAGCGCCTGGCTACTGGACTGGCAGTGCAACAAGTCGCTGCAGGTAGAAGCCGTCTACAAGAGCGGACAGAGGATACAGGCGGTGAATGTTGCAGACTGCACCGCCTCGGGCAACGCCGGAACTGTACTCATGCACCAGGCCGGAACAATAACACTCCAGATACATGCGCCTGGCTACTGGAGCATTGCCATACGCGAGCCGCAATAGAGAAGAGGATAAATCTAGGACACACCCACCCAGACCGGCTTAACCACCCGGTCTTTTCTTATGCCTCCCACACCCTTGCAGGGACAACCACTGGAGCAGCCAGAAAAGCCAACAGACACGATAATACATGTTGACATATTGTTTAGATCACATCCTCCTGATAGAATGAGCATACGATAATACTTTCCTATGTCAAAGAACGAGGTAAGATGAATGCTGGATGTACGCCCTGTACCTATGCAAACAATAAAAATAAAAACCACAGATGTACGCCTGGTCAAAGAATTATATCCCAGACTTTCAGAAGATAATGCCGCAATCGAACGATATCGCGCCGCCATTGGTTTATTGCCACCTATCGTTATTGCCCGTGATGGCATATTGGTAGATGGCTACCATCGCTGGCAGGCACACATACGCGAAGGCCTGACTGAGATTAGCGCAATACATCTAGGCAATCTTTCAGATATTGAGATCCTGAAAGAATCCATGATCAGAAACGCGCAACACGGAGTACAACTCAGCGCAAAAGATAAAAAACACGATGCTGCCAGGTTATACGCCACATTGGTTGGTACACCCGATGAACGATATGAGGAAATCAGTCAGTTGCTTTCTATCACAAAGCGTACTGCTCAAACATACTGTGCAGAAGCTCGTCAAAACGAAGTGGAACAGCAAAAAAGCCAAGCTTGGGATATGTGGCTTAATTGCAGCACCCAACAAAAAATTGCTGATGAGATTGGGGTTGAACAAAAAACCATTAGCAATTGGATTAGTAAATTTACAACGAATGGTAAATTTACTAATCCTCCCGAATCCCGCCAACACTTCGACATCTGGAACTTCACCAAGTCTGACAGCGATAGCACCTATTTTGGGCAAATGCCCCCTCAAATTGTGGAAAACCTCTTATGGTTCTATACAGAGCCAGGGCAAACCGTAGTTGACCCATTCGCAGGTGGCGGCACAACGATCAAAGTTGCCAAAGAAATGGGTCGGCGTGTGTGGTCTAGCGATATTGCACCCTCCACGCCTATGCTCCCTATCCATGAGCACAACATTCTCGATGGCTGGCCAGCCAACGCTCCCAAGCAGGCCGATTTTATTCTGTTAGACCCGCCTTACTGGAAACAGGCATTTGAGCGATACGGGAACCATTCGCAAAACCTGGGGAATATGTCGCTCGACGATTTTTATGCAGCCTGGACGACAATTATCAAAACCTGTGCTGCACATATTGCCCCTAAAGGGCGGATAGCTTATATCATCAGCCCAACGCAATGTGAAGACGGTAGCGTGGTAGATCACGCTACAGATATGCTTGAGGCCTGCTGGAAAGCATATCTTAAGGTGGAGCGGAGAATCATTGTTCCCTACTCCACACAGCAGGCTACTGGCCAGCAGGTAACCTGGGCTCGTGAGAATCGTCGGCTGCTCAAGCTGTATCGTGATTTGGTGATCTTAGTCAAGAAGTAAGGCGGGCTCTTACATGGATACCTATATCAAACGCATAACCAGTGCCACAGAAAAAGAACAGCTTGATACTGCTCAATTAGAACAAAAATATCGCTGCAAGGTCTTTCCCTTTGGGCAGGGACAACTCCCCGATCAAGCCAGAGACTTTCTACGTAAACACTCAACACGTTTGCCTATCAGGTGGCTCCCAGACCTGATGGTCATTCGTCCAGATCTCTACCCACTTCATGGAAGTGAATGGATCTGGCTAGTAGACTCAAAAGCAGGGCGGCAGGATACGCGAAATTGGGATCTTGAAAAAGCAGCTCACGAAGCACACCGCCTGCAACGCGCGGCTCTTGGTCTTCCTATCGTCTATATCTGGCCTGATGGGTGCTCTTGCTCGTATGTAGAAGATTTGACAGACGATGTACTCATATCCGGGCCAAAGATAAGCGTCCATCGTACAGACTACTGGCTTGTACCTAAAGAACTGGCCCGCCCACTAGAAGATGTGTTTGGAAAGAAAAAGCCAGGGAAATTAGCATAACGCCCTTCCATGGGGTAGGACATTTTGATAGAATAGCAGGCGATGCTTTCTTAAAACATCGGTTATCCGATATATTGAAAGTTACAAACAACAGGCCGGACGGACGTGATCCTCCGGTCTTTTCTTATGCCCTTGCAGGGGAATATGTCGCTGCGATATATATTCTCCTTGCACATAGCAAAAGGCTATAGTATACTTTGTGAAGTGGGTATCATTTTGAAACCATCTTGATAGCAAGCGGGTCGGGCGGCTACACGCTGTTGATGAAAGTGCTCGGCCCGTTGTCAAATAACTACTTGTCAGGACATTATGGCGAACGCAAAGGGTAGAACTACACGTGACGTGAATGCAGCGCAGCGGGCGGTACTTGCGCTCTCGCTTCGTGCACAACGTCTTTCCTACGACGAGATCGCCCGGCGCTGCGGATATGCCAGTCGTGGAGCGGCACACGATGCGGTACAGCGCGAACTGAACCGTGTGGTAGTTGAGAACGTAGAAGAGCTTCGCCGGGAAGAAGCCGACAGCCTGGATAAATTGGAGGCTATTTGCTGGAAACGGCTAGAAGAAGAAGGGTTCGAGAAAGCGCAAATGTTCGCCGTGGACCGCATCTTAGCCATTAAAGAGCGCCGCTCAAAGCTGATGGGATTGGACAAACGGTCTGATGATCTCGTCATTCGCGGAACAGTTGTGAGAGAGTATGGCGCAAATGTAGGTGAAGTATGATTGATACTTCGGAACTAGTTATCCACTACCGCCCTCGCGGGGCAGCTCGTGACATCTTTGCGATGCGTGACCCTGAGATCATTCTTTCCGGGCCTGCCGGAACTGGAAAATCACGCTCCATTCTCGAAAAACTGCATCTTGCCGCCCTCAAATACTCCAATGCTCGTCTCTTGATGCTGCGCAAAACACGCCGCTCCCTCACTGAATCAGGCATGGTGACGTATTGGGAAAAGATTAGGCCAGATCTAGACGGGGTACAGTGGAAGCCTTCACTCCAACAGTATCAATACCCCAATGGCGCTATTCTTGCTGTTGGCGGCCTTGATAAACCTTCCAAGATCATGTCTTCGGAATGGGACATGATCTATTGCCAGGAATGTACCGAACTCACTGAAACCGATTGGGAAGCCTGTACCATTCGCCTGCGCAATGGCGTGCTGCCCTATCAGCAGCTTCTGGGCGATTGCAACCCGGATGCTCCAACCCATTGGGCGCGTCAACGGGCCAATGCTGGCAAAACGATCATGCTGGAGTCCCGGCATGAAGATAATCCAGTGTTGTTCAGCGATACTGGCGAGATGACGGTGGAGGGCAGGCGCTATCTTGGCACGCTTGAGTCGCTGTCCGGTGTGCGCCTTGCTCGCTATCGCTACGGAATCTGGGCGGCGTCGGAAAATACGGTGTATGAAGACTCTTGGGACCGATCGCGCAACGTGGTGAGTTCCGAGCAATATCCAGTCCTCAAGTCACAACCTCGGTATCTTGCCGTAGATTTCGGATTCACTCATCCGTTCGTGTGTTTATGGGCAGCAGTCGATAATGATGGCCGCATTATCATCTATCGCCAACTATATCGCACAAAGAAGCTAGTTGAAGACCATGCCAAAGACATTGCAATCGCTTCCGGCTGGTTTCATCTTCTGCCCAAAGACCACCCGAAATACAAGCCACAACCGGCTGATTGGGCCGATCCACTTCCACGGGATATCATCTGTGACCATGATATTGAGGACAGGCATACGCTCACCAAGCATCTGGGCCTGCATACCATTCCGGCAAAGAAAAGCGTGTCTGATGGCATTCAAGCGGTGGCAGCCCGTCTCAAACCGGCAGGCGATGGCAAGCCGCGCCTGGTCGTCTATCGGGACTGTTTATTTGAGCGTGACCAGGAGCTGGCTAGGGCAAAGCGTCCAACGTGCTTAGAAGAAGAACCGGATACCTATGTCTGGAAGCAAGGCAGCGATGGCATCAAAGAAGAACCGGTGAAGGAATCGGACCACGCTTTAGACTGCGTACGCTATCTTTGCGCTTATTTTGACTTGATGCCAAACAGTGTTACGTATCATCCGAGCATTTGGCGATAGGAGGTAGCCCATGCTTGCTCCCTACATGCAACAACATCCGACCACACAGTCCCTTGCCCAGGCGCCTATGTCGCAAGCTGACGCGGAGCGTAAACAACAGATGGCGCTTGCCTGGAAGGCTTACAGAGGCGATCTGCCAAAGCCACTCAAAGTCAGCGCTGACCAGCCAGACGACAATGTGTTGAGCAATCGCTGTGAGCCGATCGTCAACAAAGGTGTCTCGTTCTTGTTTGGCCAGACGCTCAAGATTGAAGCGCAGCATCAAGACTTCCTGGACGGCCTATGGGGTGATGATGACGAGCGTATGACGCTGCTTTCCCAGATGGCCATCAACGGCGGTATGTGCGGACAAGTCTTTTGCAAGCTTATCCCCGCGCAGGGGGAAATGCGTTTCCCGCGTATTGTCGTTATGGACCCGCAGATTGTGCGCATCGTAACCGCACCGGATGACTGCTCGCTCACGCTGGCCTATGTCATCGAGTACCCATCCATCAACGATTTCCAGAAACGCCAGATCATTGCCCGCATTGATCCCGATGGCCTTGCGGGGATCGCCGGTGAGTACGATCTGGACGACACCTGGACGATCACGAACTACATCAGAAGGGGCCATGCCGGGAGTTGGTACCAGGTCGGGCCGCGTGAAGTGTGGCCATGGCCATTTGCGCCAATATTCACGTGCCAGAATCTGCCCAATCCAAACGAAGCATGGGGCACCCCGGATCTCACACCAGACCTGATTGAGCAGAACAAAGTCTTGAACTTTATCCAGTCGAACACAAGCCGCATCATCAAATATCACGCACATCCCAAAACGTTTGCAGTCGGCCTGTCCGCATCGCAGATCAATATCGGCGTGGATGATCTTATCTGTCTGCCGTCGCCGGACAGCAAGCTTGAGAACCTGGAAATGCATAGCGACCTGGCCAGTTCGCTCAACTTCATCGCCAATATCCGCAGCGATATGGACGAGCAGAGCCGGGTGCCAGCCGTTGCACTCGGGCGGCTCGTTGATCTGCCGAAAGGGAATCTCTCAGGCGTGGCGCTGCAGCTCTTGTTCCAGCCGCTACTTGAGAAGACTGTCCAAAAAAGACGATTGTACGGTTGCCTGATTCGATGCATTTCACGTGCGGCGCTCGTGGTGGCCGGGCTGCTCTCACTGGACGAATACGAAGACTACCCGGTAGAACTGCACTGGCAAGCTCTTCTACCGGTGGACGATTTGGCAGCCGCACAAACTGCCATCGTATTGCAGCAAGCAGGCGTCTCGCGAACGTCAGCGCTACAAAAGCTTGGGTATGACCCGGATGAAGAAGCCAGCAAACAGGCGAATGAGCAAGTGAAGATGCCGCCGATAATATCTACCCCTGCTGGGGAGTGAGGTGAGTATGTACAGAAGAGTTCCACGTCGTGCTTCACGTTACAAGCCTCAGGGGTGGCTACGTGGTGTCGTGATGGGTTTAGACGATGGCCTGGTGACCACATTAGTCACTGTCATGGCTCTGTCCAGCGCTGCGGTCACGTCCCACTTGTTGCTGGTGATGATCAGCGTGGTCCTGGCCAGCGCGATCAGCATGGCGCTCGGTGGCTTTGCTTCTGCCAAGCTTTCCAATGATAGCTACCCGGTGCGACAAGGCTTAGAAACCGGCGCTGCATTCATCGTGGGTGGGTGCGCTCCACTTATTCCAGTAGTGCTAAATCTACCATACATGCAGATGTGGTCCTATGGCTGTACAGCACTTGTGGCTTTAGCGTTTGGTGCACTGAAAGCCAAGTATACCGATGAAGCCGATGGGATGATGCAGTCAGCGGTATTCTTTCTGATGATCGTAACCGCAGGCACCCTTGCAGGGGTTGCGATTGGATGGATGCTGCACTGATGGGAAGGGAAATGATGAGAGTATTATTGCAACCGTTATTCTACCTGGTATTTGCAATGTTTGTCCGTGCTTCTGATCTGGCTATCAGTGCGGCCATTGCTAGAAGTGTGATGCGGGCAATTTGCTATGGCATTGTTGCGGTGATTGGTTTACTGATTGTTGTTTTGACGCTTTTCGGAGTGTGATATGAAATTAGTTTCTCAAGGGTTAACAAAGGAGGAAGCAACTCATGGCAGGTAAACACCCCGGTTTTAAAGCTGTACAGGCAGGTATTGCTCGTCGGTCAGGCGTCTCAATGGAAGCGGCAGGCGCTATTCTCGCATCTTCGACGCGCAAAGCATCAGCGAAAGCCAAGCGGAAGAATCCACGCCTCAAGCGCGTACTTGCTGCAAAGAAAAAGGGGTAGGGGGGGGTTAATCTATGCCAATTGTCGAAGCTAGACGGCCTGACGGCACATTATCGGAATTGGTAGAGGTTAACCTTACTCAGAGTGGATTGCTAATTATGATTACTGACATGAACGGCAATCAAACGCTCATACCTCGTGCTGCATGGGATGGGGTAGTCTGCGAAGTAAACAAGCTGCTTCAGCCCAAGTCAGGGAATGGCGCGCAACAATAACTCAGGCTCATTGACTTTTGTAAAAGGATAATTTATAGTTATGTTAAGAAACAGGCCGCTGAGGTTGCTTGAAGTCGATAATGGTAGCAACCCGGCAGGTGGCGCGTCCCAGGCGGACGCCTCCACTACGAACCCCACACCTCAGGCAGGTGATACAACAACCTCGACACCATCTCAGGCAGGTGATACAACAACCTCGACACCATCTCAGGCAGATGAGAGTCACAATAAACCACCCAAGAGCATTGAAGACCTTGAGCGCATGATTGCTGAATTGCGCAAAGAGAATGCTGGCCACCGCACCAAATTGAAAAAGTTTGAGGATGAGGAGCGGCAGCGAACTGAAGCGCAGATGTCCGAGCAAGAACGTCTCAAAAAGCAGTACGAAGAACTGCAAGCTGAGCATAACGACGTTCTTGAAGCCCAATTCGAGCAGATGATTGATCGTGAGATTGAGCGAGCTGCCATCAAAGCAGGCGTCAAGCCCAATCTTCTTGAAAAAGTGGGCAAGTTACTGGACTGGGAAGACATCGACATTGACGAGGACAGCGGAACAGCAAAAAACATTGCTGATCTCGTTGGTCAGCTCGTGAAAGATATGCCAGAACTGCTTGGAAAAGTAGCACCCAGCTCAGGCGGTGCTACTAATCCATCACGCTCAACATCCAGTGCGCCGAAAGAATTAACCTGGGAAGTCATTAGCGCAATGAAACCGGATGAATACGCCGCACGACGCGCGGAAATTCAGCAGTTTATGTTAAACAACCCGATGCGCTACGGCACACGTTCGCGACATTAATAATTAACGTTTTGCTACTTTCATATCTCGTGCCCAGTACCACCCTTGCAAGGGGTGATGTTGAGCAGGGGGTGATGGGAGCCTTACATGTCACTAAACAATTTTATTCCCGAACTATGGGCTGACACTTTGCTTGCGGCTATGCGTAAGCAGCTGGTGTTCGGGAATCTCTTCAACGACGACTACGAAGGTCAGATCCAACGGATGGGTGACACGGTGCGTATCAACGCGATAGGTGATATCACCATCAGTTCCTACACAAAGGACACTGATCTCAACGCGCCTCAGGCATTGACTGATGCGCAGACCATGCTCACCATCAGCCAGGCCAAATATTACAATTTTGAGGTCGACGATGTCGATCAGGCCCAGGCTCATCCCGAGGTCATGACGGAAGCTATGTCATGGGCTGCCTACAGGCTTGCCGACACCATGGACCAGTACTACGCTGGTTTCTACACGGACGCGGTTTCTACCAACCTCATTGGCAACTCTGGCAGCTTCACCACTGTTTCAGCGCCCACGCAGGCCAATGTTGGTGGTGGCTCTACCCTCTACGATCTGCTGGTTGTCCTGGCTCAGTACCTCACACAGTCACTTGTGCCGAAGCAGGGCCGTTGGTGTGTTATCCCGCCCTGGGGCAAAACCTACCTCACCCAAGATATCCGGTTTACCAGCTTCAACACGCCCGATGCGAGGTTGACTATTCTCTCTGGCAAGTTGGACGCTTCTGCTGGTGCATCGTCTGATGCCTATCTGGGCAAAGTTGAAGGCATGGATGTCTATGAGTCAGTGAATGCGCCAAACCTGGGAGGCACGAAAGGCCAGAGTGGGTCGCAGGATGTCATTCTTGCAGGCCATACCATGGCGGTCACGAAGGCAGAAGGCATTAACAAAGTTGAGGCATACAGGCCCCCGTATCGCTTCGCAGACGCCGTGAAGGGCCTGGCGCTCTACGGCGCAAAGACGGTACGTCCGTACGCGCTGGCCGCGGCCTACTTGCAGCATCCTTAGTCGTGATCGGGAGGAAGAAAAGACATGGCACGAACATCATTAACACCTATTAGCTTGACTGCTAATAGCGCAACGCTCAATAACGCAGGGACTGCGATTGATGCAACGAACGGGATGAACATTCCCATTACCACGACCAGCATTCCGGCAGGCCCTGACCTCGACCGGTTGGTGCTCTACGTCCAGAACACCACTGCCAGCGCAAAAACCGTAACCGTACGCGCTGGCGTGGGTGGCGGTGCAACACCAGGACCTGCGTTCCGTTCTGGCCTTGGCGATTTGGTCACTGGCAACCTGTCAGCCAGCACTGGGACCGCGTTTATCGGGCCATTTGACGTGTCCAGATTTGCGCAAGCTGACGGCTCAGTCAATATTGACTTTGCCTCTGGCATGACCGGTACTATCTGGGCGCTGTTGGTCCCACGTTCGTTCTGATGTGGATCTTGTGCCCCAATGGGGTCCCGACCATCGTGAATAACCCGGACCATATCAAACGTTTGCTTGCCGAGGGCGGTGTAGAAATACCTGATCCCACCCTTGCAAGGGTAGTTGAGGAAACCGATGCCGAACCCAGTCAGAAGCACCATGAGCGACCTGATCACGCTAGTGAGAACCATGATCGCCGATCCCGCAGGCGCAAGCCAGCAGTTTAGCGATTCGCAGGTGCAGGACCGCTTAGATGCGTCCAGGGACGATATACGCTATGAAGGCTTGGTCATTGCGCCAAGTATTGTGAATCTAGGTAGTACCAGCAATAGCGCCTCCACCATTTTTGCAGATTATTACAGCAAATACCAATGGTGGGAGGCAGACGCGGTGTTGCAAGGACAAGGCTCTACAGGGCTACCCTGGATTGTGTTGACACCTGTGGCATCGGACTATATCACTGGGCATTTTCAGTTTGAAACCAGCGTGTTTACTTCTGGGACGGTTCCTGGTCAGTTGCCACCTGTATTCATCACGGGTAAAGTCTATGACTGCAATTGTGCAGCTGCGGACCTGCTGGAATTTTGGGCTGCAACCCTTGCCGGGTCCTATGACGTGACGGTAGACGGCCAAACACTGCGCCGCTCGCAACTCATGCAAGCAAAACTCACGATGGCGCAACACTACCGCAGGCTGGCGAAACCAAAGATCGCAAAGCAGTCAAGGCATGATGTGCTGGCTCCGATCGGGACTCGGCGTATGAGGCTGCTTGACTCAGACGATCTGATCAAAGGAGCATAAGTTAATGATCCCAGCTAGCGAACTTGCCAAAATACGCATGGACGCCGCCAATGCTGCGCTGGATCTGCCCTGCACCATCCAGCGCAAGACGATCACAAAAGACAACCTGGGGCAGGCTACGGAGGTCTGGAACACGATTGCAACCTGCAATGTGGGTTTAACTGAGCCAACGGCAAATATGCTGGCCAACTACAATTATCGGATAGAGGACCTGGCCGCGTGGCATGTGAGGCTTCCGGTAGGAACAGATATTCAACCAGAAGATCACTTATTGATCACTGGACAGTTTACTCAACAGACGCTCGTGGTTCAAGTAATTCTCGAACCACGTAGCTACGCAGCGCTATTGAGTGTTATTGCGTCGGAGTTAAAGCCATGACCGCTTCCTGTCTAGCTTTATGGACATTTCACCTTACTTACAAATGGGGGTGAAATGAGTACACACGAAGTTGCGCTCGCACTTAGTTGGATTGTGCCAACACTACAAAACGATGTCATCCTTACCGGGCCTACGGCGTACGCACCTGGCGGCGTGTGGCGAGCTGAAGCCCCGCCGGGAACAGCACTACCGTACGTGGTAGTCATGTTTGACCCAGGTAGTAGCAGGGATGAGCAGGTATTTGGCGGTGGGCGCGCTTTCTCTGACTTGCAATTTCACGTTTTCACGGCAGGGCTGGCTGCGACCGGACAGCAGATTGCCAACGCAGCAGCACGGATTGATACCCTGCTCACGATCGACCAGCAAACAGCGGTGACCGGCGGCATGATCATTGCCAGCTACCGTATCTCGCCGATTGAATCCGATGTGATCATTGACGGCGAGGTATGGACAAATATGGGCGGCATTTACCGTATTATGTGCAAGAGCAGTTAGCATCCCCCTTGCAAGGGGTAGATTCGGAGGTTCAATCATGACGCCAGAGCAAGACCAGGAGCAATCGAAGGCTGCTGTGCTTACCGAAAAGCTGGCGCGCATTGACATTGTCGGCTTTGAAGTGCTGCCAGGCGAGGAAAACGTTGAAATGCTCTATGTACAGGGTAAGCTCATTTGCGGCGTAGACTACGCGCTTTCCATGCCTGATGAGCAGCTTAAGGCACTCATTAGCGAGACAGTGGAGAGCTGATATGGGCGTAAAAGTAACGATCGAATGGAATGGCCTTTCTACCGTCATCGGCAACCTGGATGCTATCGCAGCCAAAGCGCCCTCAAAGCTGGAAGAGCAGGTAGGTGAGCTAGCCAAAGACACGCTTAGCTTCTGGAAAGAAGTCACGCCAAAGCGCACCGGACGGCTGGCAGGCGGTGAATCGGCCCCTGCTTCTGGTCTACAATTCACACTCAATGACGGGGTGAGGTATTACCCATTTGTTGACGAGGGGCACATGACCCCAAGGGGTTGGCATACCAGGCATGGATACAGGCCAGCTAAACGCCGTTCGCATGTGGCTGGCAAATTTATGACCCAAAAGGCCGTTGACTTTATTGAAGGAAATATTACTAATTATCTTTCAAAATTTTTAGATTAGCATTGTTCATCTTGTATCTCGTCCTGAGCACCTGGCACAGTCAGATGTTCTGGAGGGGATGATAGGAGGAATATCAAATGGCTGCATTAGCTGGAATTGGTGCAAGCGTCAGTGAATCCTCAACTGCCTTCACCAACGCATCTAAGTGGACTCTTTCACTTAAAGGCGCCACGAAAGATGTAACCCCTTTTGGCGCAACAGGCAACTGGGTACTTAACCTTGCCACACTAAAATCCTGGTCAGGCAAAATCACTGCATTCCTGGATACCAGTGACACGGCGCAAACCAACTTGTTCGCCTTGCTCAACTCAACCGTGACTCTGACGCTCAATGTCGGTAGCAGTACACATAACTTCTCTGGCTCGGCAATATTGACCGGAATTGATCCCAATATTGACGTACAGAACGCTGAAACGGTGGACTTCAGCTTTACGGGCACCGGAGCGCTTACGTACTCCTAGTGGACATGAGGTAGTATTATGAGCGCTATTGCCGGAATAAGCGGGGATGTGTGGCTGTCCACATCCCCATCGACAGCCCTTTCATCGCCAGAGTCCTGCACTGATTCGGGGGACCATACCCATTACTTTGCCTCCGTTCATCAGGCGTGGGACCAGGTGCAGGGTATCACCGTGCAGTGTTCCCCCAACGGCAGCACAGGCTGGGCAACCGTGACTGACTACGTTTTTTACTGGCCGGTTGGCGAGATTGTGTTTAACACTGCTCGCGTGGTGGGAACAAACAACTATGTCCGCATCAATGCCGGGAATTACTTTACACTCTCCGCGCTGGATGGCGCACACGCATGGAAAATGCAGTTCAAAGGCCAGACAAAGGACGTGACGCCATTCCAGGCGTCGGGTGGCTGGGCGCAATACCTTGGAACCATCAAGAACATGACCTTCTCTGTGGATTGCTTCCGCTACGATGCTCGTGTTCTGCAGGAGATGGTCACCGGCACCGGTTCAACGAACATCTCCAATGGCATCATCTTGTGCCAGCTCTGGTTTAACGAAGCAGGCGGGCAACGTTGGCAGTTTTACGGCTTGCCGACTGGCATTGACGAGACGGTAGCTGCTAACGACGTAGACAAACAGACGGTCAAAATACAGTCAACCGGGCCGGTATACCTGGTGACATCAAATACGTTCAGCCCAACAACAGTTACTCAGATGTAAAAAGGCAAATACATGACAAAAACAACAACCATAGAACTGGATACGACAAAAGAAGAAGTGCCATCAGCTAATGGCCATGAAGAGTGGCCAGAGTTCGATGACGACCTGGCATTTATCAATCACATTTTCAACCAGGAACCTGCTGAAAAGCTGGTAGATCTGCCGGAGTGGAAAGTCAAGGTACTCTGCCGGGCGCTTCCTGCTGAAGATCGCCTTCGTATCCAGGCAGAAGCTTATGACAAAGAGTCGAAAACGACCGATTACCGCCGGGCCTTTTATCTGGTACTCATGGCAGGCTGTTTCAATCCGAAGACGGGTCACAAGGTCTTTCGCGAGAGCCATAAAGCCAAAATCATGAGTGATCCGCGTAATGGCGCGCCTGCGGAGAAACTATTCGTGACCATCTTGCAGCTCTCTAGCATGCTTAGCACGGATGCGGAGCGAGCAAGAAAAAACTAGAGAATCCCGCGCTCTATGATGCGTATCGGCTCGCTGAGCGGCTCGGATACCGGCATGTGAGCGATTTGTTGAGAGATCAGAGTAATCGCGAACTGACCGGCTGGTTTGAGTATCTGCACATGGATGATGAGGTCCAAACAAATCGGCTCATTTACGCCATCGTCAAGGCGTTTAATGGCGATAAAGCACAGTCAAAGCAGCAAGTAGACGATGATGGAGAGGTCATTGACACGACTGATCCAAGTTTTCTAGAGCATTTTCAGGGATTTACCGGAGCACCAGGAAGACGCCCATAATACTACCCTTGCAAGGGTACAGAAAGGAGGTGAGAAAGAAAAATGGCAGATGCGGGAGAGGTGAAAGCCAAAGTAACGGTAGAATACGATGGGTCAGGATTAGAACAAGCAAAGAAGGACCTGGAATCCCTGCAAGGGTTAGGTCAAGGTGCCGGTTCAGGGGTTGGCGAGCTTAATGACGCGCTGGGCGAATTGCAAGGGAACTTGATTGAGGGGCAAAAAGCGCTCACCCCGTTTACTGGCGCGGTAAATGAGATGGCTGAGCCATTTACTGCTGGTGAGACGGTCATTACTGAGCTTAACGATGCGCTGGTAGAGCATCGTGCCGCCATTGAGGATACCGCCGATGCATACAAAGCGCTGCAAGAGCCTCTTGGCACGGTCGTTCCGATGTTGCAAAGTGCGCCTGCGCCGATGGCCCTGCTCACAGAACATGCGCAGTCACTCTCTGAGCAAGTTGGCAATGTCGGCGATAATTTTGCGGCGCTGCAAGATATGTTTGCACAGCCGTTGCTGCCACCGGGCTACATCGAGCATGTGCAAGAATTGATGAATGCCACCTCTCAACTTGCCCAGGTCCCGGAACAGTTGATGCTGCCTGATGTGGTTGAGGGCAGTCTACAAGCAGTTGGACCTGCCTTTGATCAAATCGCCGAGAATATGGCGGTATTTCAGGATTTGGCGACAACCCCTCAGCCGATGCTGATGCTCCAGGAGTATTTTCGGGAAACCGGCCAGGACATGAATAGTTTCACGGAATCCATCGGCAAAAGTTGGTCAGACATCCATGAGCAGATGAGTCAGCAGTCGCAAGACATCGGCAACTCTTTTGTGGGCATGGGAGATGAAGCAAAAAGCACAAGTGAAACTATCACTGATTTAGGGTCATCGATAGCAGATACAAGCAAATCCATAGATGAAATAGGTATCGCATCTGAAGAGGCAAGCAAGAACGGCGAGGGCTTCTTTGGCGGCTTTTTCAATAGCTTGGGCACTCAGATTTTTGGTGGGGTAGATAGTGCCGGAATTGAAAGCAAAGGGATATTTGGCGGCTTTAGCGATCTGGTAATGGGCTTCGATAGCTTTATGCGACCGCTGATGTACCTACAAATGGGCGCACAGATGGCAACACAGCTAGGAACGGCCATCTATAATAGCGCCGCTATTGCTGAAGGACCTGCTGCGCACAGCATGGGCACATTTACCGAATCCGTTGACAGTTTAGGTGTGACCGCACAAAAAGCCGGTGGAGCATTCTCTGAGGCATTTGGACAGCAGTTTACCGCGACCATTGATGGCATTAACGCTGCACTCGGCAATACAGGACCAGAAAGTTTCACGGGCGGCCTGCTTGGAGGGGCGCTTTCGTTTGGCAGCAATTTGCTTTTAGGCGGTCTCGGGGGTCTTCTCACTTTAACTGGCATCGGCGCTCCTATCGGTCTGCAAATGATGTTTGCTGGAATGGCAGGAATTGCCAACAATATCGGAGAGTGGACGGGGGTAGGACCTGTTATTACCGGCCAGCAGGCAACGCCACAGATGGAAATACAGGCTGAAGTGCAAAAGGGCCTTTCTTCCATACCAACGCAGGTCATATCTGACGCGGCAAACGCACAAGTAAGCGCAACAAAAACACTAATCGAAGCAGTCAATCAAAATAATTTAGTGTCAAACGCGCAACAGGCGTATGCCCAACAATTTGCGCAAACACAAATGCAGCGATACGAAGCTGCACACCCTTATAACTACCAACAAGAATTGTTACAGGCAAATGCAGCAAATGATTTGCAAAATGAACAATACGCCGTAACACATAACACCTATGGCAATGCCATGCAGCAAGCCATGCAGCAAGGAAACTGGTTTGGTGCAAATGGCTTTTTTGCCAATCTCGGAGGTGATCTTTTTGGTCAAGGTGGACCTATCCAAGGACTCTGGAATCTTACTGCAGGGAATATTTTAGGTGGCCTATTTAATCAGGGTCAGCCTGTCTCTGCTGGAAGCGTCTTTGGCGGGATAAGAGATGCTCTCAGTTATTTGACCCCATTCGCACCGGCGGCAGACTATGGACAGACAGGACCGGGGGAAGGATGGGCCAGCCAGCTCCTTGGTGGTGCTATGGGCGGCCTTGGCAGCGCTGGAAAGTTCCTCTGGGACATAACAGGTGGGGGGATTGGGCAAACATTTAATGGTATCGGCAACTGGTTAGGTGGTCTTTTTGGTGGCAATGCGCAAACAGAAGCTATTGCAAGTCGCGATGTTAGTCATCTATCAACTGCCGGTTTTGGTGGCTCACTAACAAACAGCGGTGTGGGCACTCAGCAAGTCGAACTATCCCACACATTTACTGCCAAAGTGGACTGGCAGGCAGAGAACCTAACGAAATCATTCACGGCAGCCGCGCAATGGGCCGAACACAATCTGGTCCATGCGGCGGTAGCAGCGGCAGAGTGGGCCGAACACAACCTTGTCCATGCAGCTGTTGCGGCAGCCGAATGGGCCGAACACAATCTGGTCCATGCGGCGGTAGCAGCGGCAGAGTGGGCCGAACACAACCTTGTCCATGCAGCTGTTGCGGCAGCCGAATGGGCCGAACACAACCTGATTCACAATGCCGTAGCGGCGGCGCAATGGGCCGAAGAGAACCTGATCCACATGGCGACCGCTGTAGCACAATGGGCTGAGCAAAATCTTGTCCACTTGGCAACGGCGGTCGCGCAATGGGCCGAGCAAAACCTTGTTCATCCGGTCACGGCGGCAGCCGAATGGGCCGAGCGTAATTTGGTCCATGCGGCCACAGCAGTAGCATCGTGGGCAGAGAAAAATACCGAGCATCTTTTTGAAGGTATTGCACAATGGGAGGGGCAAAACCTACAGCATACCTTCTTTGCCGAGGCGAGCTGGGTACTTGGAGGCGGAGGAGGTGTTCCGGCGTTTGCAGAGGGCGTCTCGAATTACTCAGGCGGCGCGGCGGTCGTGGGTGAAGCAGGAGCCGAGGTTGTAGAGCACAATGGCCAATACATGCTCTTTGACCAGCCGTCCTTTGTGAATCTGCCGCCGGGGGCATCCGTTTATCCGATGCAAGATATCTCAGGCTACTCTACACCGCGCATGCTTGCACAGGGAACTGGCGAGACAGTTACGCCTATTTTGCTTGGCGGTGCAGGTGGCGGGAATATGGCACACTCCATTAATTTGACAGTGTATCTCGACAGTCAGACGCTTATTCAGACGCTGGGGATGCCGCTTGCGCAAAACATACGTGTTGGTATGGGCATTAGATCATATTGATATATCAAAGAGGTAAAAATGACGTTTATCAGTCTCGTTCCGAGTGTGTTTACTAACGTCAAGCAATACGGAGCCAAAGGGGATGGCTCAACTGATGACACGGCAGCCATTGCGGCTGCGCTCGCATCGCTCTCCAGTACCGGAGGTGTTTTGTTTCTTCCGCCTGGCACCTACATTACCGGAAACCAGACTATCCTTAGCAATGTTTTGATCATGGGAGCTGGGCGAGGCGCAACAACTATTAAGCTCAAGAGTGGAGTTAATGCCGACCTTTTTAGCGCATATACATCTTCGATCAATCTGAGCGCAAGTATGAATTCAGGGTCGTCCACGGATGTTTCACGCTTTGGCTTTATGTATTTAACACTGGACGGCAACAAATCAGGTCAGACCGCAGGTCCATCGTACCCTCTCCGCTTTTATGGACGTGACTTTATCTTAGAATATGTAGATATCCAGAACGGCTATAGCGGCGGAATGCTCTGCGATTGGAACTATACCGCACAGATATCTGGCGTGTCTGATCAGATGGAGGCCAGAATTAATCATGTCAAAATTCATGATAATAACGGCATTGGATTGCAAATGGGTGGACCGCATGATAGCCACTTGACCAGCGTTTTTAGCTATAATAATACATCTCATGGCTTCCATTTTGCTCCTAATGCAACAGGAATGCTTGTCGAAAAATGCCATCCATATCATTTATCTCAGAGCGTTTCTGCTGTAGGTTACCTTGTCGAATCCACGGGTAATTCTTTCACGAACTGCATTGCCGAGGGCTCAGATACCGCGCAAATGGTGATTTTGGCCAACAACAATTCTGTGATCGGGGGCGAAATTTACGGCAATCCTGGCTATGCAGGGTATGGTGTCCAACTCGGCCAGCAGTCAGGCGATACTGTCATCCCCGGGCAAATATTGCAATCAGGCGGAACGGCAATAGCAAATATTGCATCGGGATGCATAATCAACACAGTCATCAACAGTTGCTCGTATGCTCTCAACTGCCGCAATGAGAACAATAATATCATCAATGCAAATGTGTATCAGACATCAAATTCAGCGTTATATAGCAATACAATTAACAAAGGTTCCGACAGTTTTACATTGAATGTGTCAGGGCTGACGACAGATAACACACTCGGGAAAAGTGGCGGTGTGAATATCAGCACCAACGGGTCAACTTATGCTCTTACCATAACTGACTACGTGAATGGCAATGTTTTTCAGGTGGAC